AAAACTACCTCTGCACAGTGACTAATACTCCGTCCTCAGATTTGAGGGCGGTCATTTTTGCGACTAGCCCACATAGTCCCTTTGACGAAATACAAAATATTGAGAAGCAACTGTGCAAAAGCAAGATCAAGGGGAAAATTCTTTTTGATATGCTTTTAGCAAACGGCTCAAAAATTAATAGATTTTTCATCGCCGAATTCGATGGCAACCATATCTCATTACAATCATTAAAAAATGCCGATGATAAATATTCCGTTTTCTCCAAAGCTTGCGCTGCAACTCTGAGTAAGCACACCGATCAACTTGATGATTCATTGCTAACCAACGCAATGAAATACGCACTAAGAGTCGGAACGCCATTCTAATAAAACATCTACTAGCAATTTACCCATCCGCAAAATACGTTTTCACGCCTCAACTATGCCAATACCAGTCCAGCCAATTTCTAACTTAAAATTTTGTATTCCTTGAATACGATTACTTCCTCGCCTAACCAGTTATTCAACTCTGACATCCGCGTCTGAATCGGCTCCAGTTCGTTGGCGGCGTAGATCTGCGCGGCCTCCCGAATCGACCCAAACCCACCCGCATTCTGTGGAACAATCCCCATCAACTGCGGCGGAATCCGCAGGCTCGCCAACACGTCATCCCGCGTCTGATTCTTTATCGAGTTGAATTCATCCTTCGCCGCCACCTCGCTCACCGGGATCAGCTGAATCCCGTCCTTCTTGCCGGTCGGCGAGTAGACGAACAGATTGCGAAAGTTGCCAGGCCCTTTCGATTCCTTGAGCGCCTTGCGCAACGCGTCAATATCAGCCTCGGTCTGCGCCGCATCCGTCATGTACAAGATGAACCCCGCATGGCTGCCGTTCTCGTAGTACTTGCGCCGGAACAGCGTTGCGGACTCGTTCAGCAATGCCGACTGCAACGCGCTGATCCACTCCGGTAGCCCATAAATCTCCTGGTGCAAATCCGCCTCACGCAGATGAAAAATGCTGTCCGGCTCAAACGCATGCTCATCCTTCCACCCCCGCACCTGGTAAAACTGCCCGTCCGGCCCTGCACGCATGTACTTGGCTAGCGGCGTCTCCAGCTTCCGAACCCCGCCCAACTGCGAACGACGCCCCTCGAAGTACCCATTGCCCAGGCACAAGAAGTCCAACGCGAACTGCTCAAACGAAGCCCGCGACAGCAGTGGATGCGGGATAAACGTCTTGCTCAACAGATTGCGTTTGAACATCAACCCCGAATGCAAATGCACGCTAGCCCCCACCGACCGAGCCAGCCCATCCAGCGACAGGGGTGGCTCATACCACCGCCCGTTGAACCAACACTCCAGATAATCGAAGACCTCCCGGCCACCCAGCACCGGCGTCGGCTCGCCGAAGGAAAACACCTGAGTACCCGCGCCAGTGGCGGGCGTGGTCGCGGGCAAAGTCTGGCTGGCGAGTTGTTCGGTCATCAGTAAATCTCCATGCGCCCGGTGTTGGCAGTGGTCTGCCCCTCAAGCGGTTCGTGGTGCAATGCGTGGAAGAGCGCCCAGGCCAGGTCGGCGTGGCCGGTGTTGTCGTTGCGGCTGGCGGTGTAGGTGTACTGGCGCCCGCCGGCGGTGATGGTCTTGCGGATCGCCATCAGCGACTGGGCCATGTCGGTCCAGCCGGCGTCGAATTCGAGCCGACCGTTGTGGATCACGTCGTAGGCCTTGAGCACCAGGCGGGTTTTGACTTCGGGCGAGTAGCTGAAGCTGGTCACCGCCGGGAAGAACTGGCGCACCAGCTGGGCCACGCCGCTGCCCAGGCCGGTGACATCGATGCCGATGTAGGTCACCCAGTAGCGGTCGCAGACGCTTTTGATGAACGCGGCCTGCGCGGCGAAGTCCATGCCCCGGAACTGGTGACGTTCAAGGATGCGGAACTTGCCGCCAGGTACCAGCGGCGGCGCGACCACCACCAGACCGGAACAGTCGCCGGTCTCGGCCGGGTCGTAGCCAATCCACACCTGGCGGTCGCCGAACGGGCGCATGGCGAAGGGCTTGTAGTCCTCGGCCCATTCGACCCAGCTGTCCACCATGCACGACTGCAACAGGGTCAGCGGGAAGATGCTCGCGCCGTCATCGACGAAGTCGCACATCAGCAGGTTGGCGAACGCCTCGGGGCTGTACTCGCGCCGCAGCTCTTCGATGTCGAACAGGTCACAGCCGCCCCGCTCCGCGTCCAGAATCGTGACGATCTGCCGCCACAACCGGTCCTCACAGAACCGACCTTGCTGAAGCGCCCCATGAGAGACGTCCACTTTCGTATGCTGCGCCGCGGGCTTGCCCTTGTTGAAGCGCTCCCCCGTCCAGAAGGTGTACGCCTCGTGGGCCATGCTCGACGGCGTGGAGAAGTAGGTTTTCCGCCACTTCTTGTGCATCGCCATACCCGAGGCGACTTTGTTCAGCTCCTCGAACTTGAACGTCCAGAAGAATTCGTCGAAGTAGAAATTGCCGTGATAGCCCTGGGCGGTACGCGCGTTCGTACCGAGGAAAAACAGCTCGGCGCCATTGGGCAAAACGATAGGATCGCCAGTCAGTTCGACACCGATAATTTCGCGGCAAAACGCCTGAATGTAGCCCCGGAACAGGTAGGCCTGGTTCTTCGAGGCCGACAGGAAAATCTGATTGCGCCCAGTGTCCAGCGCATCGATGAGCGCCTCGCGGGCGAAATAGTAAGTGGCACCGATCTGCCGGCTCTTGAGGATGACGCGGGTGCGCTGATTGCCGGCGCGGTACCAGTCTTTCTGATAGTCGAAACAGCCGTCGATGAAGGCCTCGCGCAGCAGCTCGATCTGGTCTTCATCAATCTTGTTTTTGACGGCCTTTTTCTTCGGCTCGGCATTGCGTTTGGCCAGGTTCGGGTTGAGGTCGGTTTCGGTACCGCCGCCCTGAAAGCGCTGGATACGTGCCTGCCGTTCGAGCTGCCGGTGCAGCAGATCAATCTCTTTGAAGTCGCCGCCGCTTTTCCCATCCTTGAGGATCAACTGCACCAACCGCGCTTCCAGCGCCCCGCCGATGCGCTCGACGTTGTCGGCCCGGTCCCACTCGTCGCGGGTCTTCCAGCTGTGTAGCGTTTTTTCTTTTTCGCCCGTAGCCTCGGCAATCTCACAGATGCGCCAACCCATCCAGTACAGGAACTTGGATTGGCGGCGGGGATCAATGGGCAACAGTGCGGTCGTAGTCATGGCCGCGATGCTGCCGCCCACACCCGCGACTCAATAGCGCCGCCCCTTGTAGCCCCCGCTCCTACAGTCCCCCCTCGTTGCCGCAACTCGCGCGCGTCACGACCATGCCCCTCATCGCAACGCACTGCTCTCCCAAAAGCAGGCGCCCTTCGCAATGAGGATTCCCGGCATGAAGAAATTTCGCAGCAACTGGTTCCGCGTCGCCGTTGAGGGCGCTACCTCTGACAAGCGCACCATCAAACGCACCTGGTTGGAACAGGCCGCGAAAAACTTCAACCCGGCCACCTACGGCGCTCGCATCTGGCTAGAGCATTTCCGCAGCCTGTTGCCCGACAGCCCATTCAGGGCCTACGGCGACGTGCTGGCCGTGAAGACCGAAGAAGTGGACGTGAACGGCCAGAAGAAACTGGCGCTGTTCGCCCAGGTCGAGCCGACCGCCGACCTGATCGCCATGAACAAGGCGAAACAGAAGATCTACACGTCCATCGAAATCGACGACAGCTTCGCCGACACCGGCGAGGCCTACATCGTCGGCCTGGCGGTCACCGACTCACCGGCCAGCCTGGGCACCGACGTCCTGGCGTTCTCTGCCCAGAAACCTGACGTCAGCCCCTTCAAGGATCGCCATTACTCCGCGACCTCGATGTTCACCGAGGCGGTCGAAATCGAACTGACGTTCGAAGAATTTGAAGAAAAACTAAGCATCGGCGCCCAGTTGTTCAGCAAGGTGCAAAACCTGCTCAAGGGCAAGCAAGCCAAGGACGACAGCGAGTTTTCGCAGATCAGTGATGCCGTCGAAGCCGTGGCGGATCACGTCAAGGATCTGCCCGACCAACTCGCCGCCGAGAAGAAATTCTCTGCCGGCTTGAAAAGCAAGCTCGACCAACTGAGCAAGGACTTCACCGAGCTGAAAACCAAACTCGCCAACACCCAAGACCACAACCAAAAGACGCGTCCACCAATAACCGGCGGCGATCACTCGGTCGTGACCGACTGCTAACAGCCCGCGCCGCCGCCCCGAATTTCAAAGGACGACCACCATGCGTAACGACACCCGAGTGCTGTTCAACGCCTACCTGCACCAGCTTGCTCAACTGCACGGCGTAAGCGATGTCACCACCAAATTCACCGCAGCACCGAGCGTTGCTCAGACGCTGGAAACTCGAATTCAGGAATCCAGCTCGTTCCTCAGCTCGATCAACATTTACGGCGTGTCTGAGCAGTCCGGCGAGCCGATCGGTATCGGTATCGACGGCACCATTGCCAGCACCACCGACACCACCGTGAAGGATCGCGAACCGCGAGATCCAAGCAGCCTGGACAACCGTGTGTACACCTGCACCCAGACGAACTTTGACACCGGCCTGCGTTACCAGAAGCTGGACCAGTGGGCAAAATTCAAAGACTTCCAGGCACGCATCCGCGACGCGATCATCAAGGCTCAGGCACTCAACCGGATCATGATCGGCTGGAACGGCACCAGCCGCGCCGCCACCTCGAACTCGACATCCAACCCGCTGTTGCAGGACGTGAACGTCGGCTGGCTGCAAAAGATGCGCGTAGAGAATGAAGCGCGCGTCATGGCCGAGGTCGCGGCCGGTAGCGGCAAGATCGAAATCGGCGCCGGCAAAGACTTCGAAAACATCGACGCGCTGGTCATCAGCATGGTCAACGAATTTATCGACCCGTGGTATCAGGAAGACACCGATCTGGTGGTTATCTGCGGCCGTCAACTTTTGGCCGACAAATACTTCCCGATCATCAACAAGACTCAGGCGCCGACTGAAATGCTGGCTGCCGACATCGTCACCAGCCAGAAACGCCTGGGCAACCTGCCGGCGGTGCGGGTGCCGCACTTCCCCCCGAACGGTCTGCTAGTCACTCGCCTCGATAACCTGTCGATCTACTGGCAAGAAGGCACCCGCCGCCGCACCGTCGTCGACAACGCGAAACGCGACCGCGTCGAGAACTATGAGTCGGTCAATGAAAGCTATGTGATTGAAGATCTGGGCTGCGCAGCCATGGCCGAAAACATCACCCTGAGTTGAGGCCGACACCATGACTAATCCTTGCCGGCGCCATTTTGTGCGTATCAGTGCGGCCATCGAAGCGGCAGCGGCCAATCCCACTCAAACCATGGCCGGCGCCACGGCTTACGAACATCAGCTCAACCAACTGCTGCAAGACCGACTGCGCCTGAAACAGGTGCAATCGAACCAAGGCAAGGCGGAACTCAAACGGCTGCTACTGCCCGAATACATCCCCTATGTGCAGGGAGTTCTGGAACGTGGCCAAGGTGCGCAGGACGATGTGATGACGACCATCATGGTCTGGCGTATCGACGCTGAGGACTATAGCGGCGCTCTGGATATTGCCGACTACGTCCTCAAGCACAAACTGGTTATGCCAGACCGGTTCGAGCGCACCACCGGATGCCTGGTGGCGGAAGAAGTAGCCACCGTTGCTCTCAAGGCGCAGAAGGTCGGCGAACCGTTCGACTTGGCCATCCTGCATCGCACCGCCGAACTGACCGACGCCGAGGACATGCCGGATCAGGCGCGCGCCAAGTTGTTCCTCGCCATGGGCCGCGCGACGCTGGAGGGCATCACCGACGACAAACCCGGCCAGCCCGGACAGGTGCAAGCAGGCATCGAATTGTTGAAAAAAGCCATCGACCTGCACGACGCCTGCGGTGGCAAGAAAGATCTGGAGCGGGCCGAACGCCTGCTTAACAAACTAGCTGGCTCTAGCCATTGAACCAGGGCAGCAACCCGAGCGTCCCCACGCACCCCGCCGGCTCGGGGCGGATCGACCAGGCCGCTCCTCCTGAACGTGAAGCCCCGACCACCGGCGACCTACAACAGAGCGCAGATTCATGAGCGGATTCGTAGCGGGCGGCACCGGCACTACCTCCCCGGCCGGCCACATCAACACC